GACGCGTGATGATGTGGATTTGTTAACCCGTATCCTGAATACTGACGCTTAGGATCGCTGATATGGTACTTAAACGGTTTAAGCCACTTAACGCCAACGAGCTAACGGTGCTACAGCATCGTAAAGAGGGCGACAGCGAGGTTATTTCATATCAAAGGGGTTACCCCCACGTTCAACGGTATAAACCCGATACAATCATTGCTAAGACGCGTAAATTTTTTGATAGTGCGCGCATGAAATATTTTATCTCAACCGAGTTACCGACGCGTGACGATCTAGCCAAGTTGGAGGGACGAGGCGCTAAAGGTTCCTATTATCCCGAGCTAGTGAGCGAGTGCTACGCGTATTTTAACGTGCCACCTGTTAGCATTACCAGCAAGACCAACGAGGAAACCGGAGAAATTACTTTAGAATCAACGGTTAACAACTTGCCAACTAAAGCGGGCTTTGCTTGCGAGGTCGGGATCTTAAAGCATACGTTGAACAGTTACGCTATGAAATTAAACGACGACGGATCAAAAACGTACCCAGAATTTGCGATTGCATGGAGCCAAGCGCAAGACGCACAAGAAAATATCCTAGTGCAAAATACACTATCAGGCGCATATAATGCGGGTTTTGCGAAATTTGTCGCACAAAATTTGTTAGATTACCGTGATAGCAAAGATTTGAAAGTTATCGACGAAACGCCGAAACCAGTAATTAATATAAACGTAGATATGACACCGGAGCAGGCCGCGCAAGTTTACTTAGACCAAATGAAAGGATTACCAGACAACACAAAAGATTAAAGACCAGATAATAATAAGCCCCGTTATTGCACAACCTTGGCGGCTTTAACAATAACGAGGCATTTTACTTATACCCGCTTATCTTCTCCTTGAGACTAAGCGGGATTTTTTTATCCTAAATTAAATACCCCACACGTTGAACTCATTCGCGTTCGTGATGGTGAACACGTCGCCCTCATACGTTACCTTGCTGATCGCTTTGTCACGTACTAGGTCAAACGTGTACGCGTCATAGTCGAAATACTTATCAAGACAACCAAGCTTGGTCTCTACGTGGAATGTATCATTCACGAAGTGTTTCACGTATTCGAGTTCGCTTCCTTGATAGATTCCAACGCGCGGCGCTAGCTCTATTGCTCGATCTATACTACATCCCTTGGGCAAGATGATCATAAGCCAGCGAACCGCGGCGCGTTCATTCAGTGTTAACATTTTGTACTCATGGAGTAGATAAAACCACTGCTTAACATTCCCACGGTTGATATTGTACAAGGCGTTAAACATAGTCTCCAACCTTGTGCCATTAATAAATCTAATGTCCTTGGCTATTCCTATCAACTGGGTATCGTATTCTTGATAGGTGTTAAAAATAATGGTTCTTTCACCGTATGCTACAATCTTTAATTCTCTTTCGTTAAAAATACTCATGGTCTTATACCTCTATGTCTCTAAACCTTGCGCGTAATGTTTCAAGGTCTGCAATGGCTTGTGATTTTTCGGTGCTCGTGATCTTAGCGTTGATCTTAGCTAGTATGATACGGGCGCGTAGTTCGTCTAACAGTAAATTAGTGCTTAGTGCTTTTAGTGTATCGGCAATCATGGTCTTATACCTCTATGTCAAAATCTTGGGTTTTGTCGTTGAACATGGCCACGGCCTCATCAAGTGTTAGATCATACGCTGACCAATAAAAGCTCTTGCTCCCAGTGCTGTAGTGCGTGACTACGTAGCTTTTGTCCGCGTCACTATATGGGGACATGTTGCGGCGTATCAGTGCGACGTCACCGGATAAGTCAATTAGGAAACCATTCATTTTAATGTTAGCTAGTTTGTTTGCTTCTATAAACGTTGGTGTGTTGATGTTCATGTGCTGATCCTCGGGTTGTTTGGTTCGTGTTCTTGGGTCACCTCTAAAGCTAGGCGATATTATAATAGAATACAAGGTAAAACTATAAATAATTTGTATGTATAGGTATTGTATACACATTTAGTTTATAAAAAACGCGACCGTGTGTCGATTCTGATACGATTAGCGGGTGATAGTACCCGCAGGATCACACAGCGTCACGCTACAGGTCAATGATTACGTGCGCGCGTTGGTAGTAGTGGGCTGCGGCGGTGTGTTTTTGTTCGTTGCTTTTTGGTGTCCGGTTGGGTGGTTTGTTTTCTTGTTCGTGTTCGTTTTAGACCCCCCATGCCCCTTTTTCACTTTTTTGCCTGGTCCTGTTTAAAGGGGCTCAAAAAATTCTATATGTATTTTTGAAAAAAGGCCTATCCGAACAAGATCAAGAATTTCAACCACTTAACAAATAACACTAAAAACCCTAAAGCAAAACACGAAAAATCGACTATAATTAAAGCATACAAAAAACAAAGGGGTTGGTTGATAAATGCAACGATTACAATACGTTTACGACGATAAGACAGAAAATCTTTTAGATCAGTACACGCAACAACTGGCGCATTATGAACGAATTTTCCACGAAGAACATAAGCACCTCGACCGGTTAACCTACGCCCGTGCCAGGGACAACGAACCGATTATGACTGAGATACTAAGCGTCATTGAACGGATCTACGCACAGGCAATACCTATCGCGCTTGTCATAACAGACGACGACGACAAAGTAACCGATAATGGTTTAGACCAAGAGGGACCCTCAAAAGATGATATTAAGCACTAACACAATGAAATTTTTTGCGGCGCTGGCTACGCTATGTTTCGCGCTAGTTACGTATAACGCAGCAGCGGCGCAAAAAATCACCACAGCACCACCACCACAAGTAGAATTAAAATTAAAATACTTCGACCTTAGCGAGTTCTACAAGGGTCGCGTACTGGATAAAATGGACCATGAATTCTTATTAAAAATCGACGATCTTAGGGGTCGTGTCGGGTTTGCTCTAATAATTAATTCAGGGTATAGAAGCCCAACGCACCCTAATGAAATAATGAAAAAGAAACCAGGAACTCACGCCCAAGGTATCGCAGTCGATATCGCCGCGTGGGACCCGATTAAAAAAAGTCAAATAATTAAACACGCAAAAGCACTGGGTTTTACAGGTATTGGGATATACCCAGGACATGTGCATCTTGACATGCGAAAAGGGAAAAAGGTATCATGGGTTTACGAGAGGTATACCAAATGGCAAAAGACTTAATCGACACCGATACAAACCAGTACCATGACAGTAAGACGTTAAAGTCTGAGGGCCCTAAGCGCCGCAAACAAGAATTTGTACGCGCAGTTAAACGGGATTACCAACGCCGAGACCAGACCCAAAAAACAAGGTGAAACATTATGGACGACGACGCAGTAAATAACAAGAAAAGTCTACCAGTACCAGCCCCCGGAACGCCGGATTGGAATAAGTATATCGCTGAGTGCGAAGACAACTACTTTTTAAAGCATGAGGTAAAGCGCCTTATGCGAATGAATGACGGCCTTGAATGGCGAGCTCAATTAGCGTACGCGTTCGGCTTCGGTGATGCGAAAGCAGACCTAGACTTCGATAGCGAGTTTTGTGTCGACGACGTTCAAATAGAACAAGACGACGATACTCAATGGACGGCGCAAACGCGCGACCTACCACCCTTAGTCGATAGCGAAGACGAAACCGATGATGAATAGTTTAAGACTATTAGTCATTATCGTAACCTGCAGCATAGCGCTTGCGGGTTGTTCGTCCCTAAGCCCTTTTGGTTTTTTAGAGAAGAAACCCCAATTAGAGGTAAACGCTAATGTCGGAAAAAACGTTACCCAAGACAAAGCGACGGTTAAGGTCGAAACGGGAAAGACAGAACAAACAGCGGATAGTATTTCGAATGATACAAAAAATGTATACACCGCAAGAACCGTGAACCAGGTCACCGAGCAGATCCCCCCTTACATTATCGGGTTGTTAATACTCGCGTTCGGCTGGTGTATTCCAGATCCAACTAAATGCTATACCGGCGTGAAATACGTTATAGGCGATATCGCTAATCACTTTATTGTTGTACCGGTCCGGGCTATAGCTAACTTTATACTTGCCCTATTCGGGCGTAACACTTCAAAACTGGGAGGTCGAAAAAATGACAGTGCTTAAAAAACTAGTCGACGATCTAGGTACCTGGGCATTGGCGATAGTCGTATGGACGAGTCTAACTATCATGCTTGCCGGTGCCCACTTGCTTATAGGCTAAGTGTGCTATACTTTAGGTAGTTTACGCCAACGACAAGGGTTACTATGTTTAACAACTTTAAAGACCAGGT